CAAGACAGTCAGACTGGAAAGACGAGTTCGTGTTGGTGGTATTAACGCTGCCGATATTAGTGATTGCCTATGGAGTTTTTAGTGATGATCCTGGTGCGTCTGAGAAAATAAAAGAGTTCTTTGAACAGTTCCAACAGCTACCTTCTTGGTTTACAAATCTTTGGATCTTAGTTGTAGCTAGTATCTATGGTATAAAAGGCACACAAATATTTCGTAATGGTAAAAAATAATGAAAAGAAAAAATATAATAGCAAAAGATTTAATGTCAAAAAAATACAGAACAAGAGTTGTTAAACCTAAAAAAGGTAAAGGAAGTTTTAAAAGAAAATGATAAGAAAAAATTTTGCACAACAATACAGTAAAAAAGTAACGCACTTATCACAACAAGGTTATGGCAAGAAAAAAATTAAACTTAGAAAAAATACCTCACGAAAGAATACCAAAAAGAACTAGCATTGGTGGTGGTCGAGTGAAGATGAGCAGTATGAATAAACATAAGAAACGATCTTACAAACGTAAGAACAGAGGTGGAATGTAATGAAAGTAAGTGAAAATACATCTGTTGCAATGCCAATAAAAAATATGATTGGTATTATTATTGCGGTAAGTGCAGGTATATTCGCTTACACAGAACTTACTGCTAGACTCACTTCACTTGAGACAAGTCGTGAACTTATGCAATCTGATTTACTTAAAGCATCAGACCAAAAACCTGTGGACCAAGAGCAATTTTTAATACAAGAATCATTGGCATCTGACTTAGAAAAGACTATAGTGCGTGTTGATGAAATGATGCACAATGGCGTAAACATTCAAAGAATGATAAAAGATATTGAAAGATTGCGTGAAGATGTAGAAAAATTAAAAGATAAGGTAAGAGAAAATGGAAATAGTTATAGCTCTAATAATGTATCTCAATAATGATATGGTTGAGCATACCTATAAAGAAAGTTTAAGCAAATGTTTAAAATCTAAACGTATCGCTATTCGTGAAGTCAACCCACAATCTGTTAGATTTGAATGTAAGAAGGTAAATGCTATAACTGAAATATACATGGGTCAAAAAAAAATAGTTAAGATTGTACAATGAGAAGAAGAGATAAACAACCACCAAGAACGAAAAAGTATTATAGATCAACTAAGTCTGGTGCAGGTATGACAAAAGCTGGTGTTGCAAGATACCGAAGGGAAAATCCTGGATCGAAACTTAGAACTGCTGTAACCAAAAAAACTGGACTAACTGCAAGAGAGAAAGCTAGACGTAAATCTTTTTGTGCAAGATCAGCAGGTCAGATGAAAAGATTTCCTAAAGCTGCTAAAGATCCAAACTCAAGACTAAGACAAGCAAGAAGAAGATGGAGATGTTAGTTGCGAAGAAGAACTTGGAATAAAACAAAAGAAAGAATATTTGTCTGCGGTTATTGTAATATGTGTAGAAAAGAGTTGTTGAACAATGAAGGCGGATGGATTATAAATGGAGAGAAGAAGCACTTTTGCCATGATGGTAAAGATGGTTCTTGTTTTGATAAATACTGTCATATAAAAAAGGAGGCACAATGCCAGGACACTATGGAAAAAAGATGAAGAAACCTATGGGTAAAAAAAAGAAAATGGATAAAAAGAAAAAAGGCATGAAGATGAAAGGTAAAAGATAATGCCAGGTAAAGGTAAAAAAAAATATAGTAAAAAACAAATGAAGATAGCTCGTGTTGCTGAACCTAGAGATAGGATCACAGGAGCTGACTTTGCAAAGTTAAGAAAAAGTAGAAAGAAAAGATATGGCTAAACTTTGTCCAAGAGGTAAGGCAGCAGCGAAAAGAAAATTTAAAGTTTACCCATCAGCATACGCTAATATGTATGCCTCTGCTGTCTGCTCTGGTAAGATAACACCAGGTGGCAAAAAGAAAAAGAAAAAGAAAAGATAATGTCAAAAGGTTTACGAGCTTGGGTCAAAGCTAATTGGGTAGACATTGCTAATCCTAAAAAAGGTGGTGGCTTTCCAAAGTGCGGTAGAAGCAAAGGAGAGAAAAGACGTAACTATCCTAAGTGTGTACCTGCTGCAAAAGCTAGAGCCATGACACCTGCACAAAGACGTGCTGCTGTATCAAGAAAGAAAAAAGCTGAGAGTAGAGGTAGAACAGGTAAAAAACCTAACTATGCTAGGACTTAATTAGTTCATCAAACTCTTGCCATATTGTTTGATCCAAACCCCAATATCTTTTGCCATTGAATTTCATTTGTATTGAATACAAAACTGTAGTGTGATCTTGATTAAATATTTTACCAATATCTGTCAAACTCATTTTATATTTTTCATTTAATATATTGTGAATAATATTTCTAGCTCTAACAATATCTTTTGTTCTTTGCTTAGCAAACAAATCTTTTTTACTTATTTCATATTTTACACAAACTTTATTTACAACTGAATCAATAACATTTTTATTAGGCTTTCTAAATTGATAACCAACTATCTCATTTGCAGGTTTACTTTTAAATCTTTGATGTGCAACTTTTTCTACTACATCTGATCTTGTTCTTAAAGCTAGTAAATACCCTTCTTGAAAACCACCTTTATATAAATTTACTTCTTGATCTGTAAGTAAGTAATATGCTTTTTTATATTGTTTTAAAAAATTATTGTTACCTTTTTCTTTTAAATGTTTTTCGTATACCTCGTTTAATAAAGTCATAGAACCCCTATAGTTTTTTTTGTTTTTTTTCAATCATTGCGTTAATACTTATCGCATTAACATTTCTTTAGTTCTTTCAATCTTCCAAATCAATCTAAAGCTATCTTTCTTGTACTTCTTAGCTTTGTCTTGAGTCTCAAGAAACTTGTCATGTTTTTTTGCTTGCAAGTCCCTGAGTTTTTGGAGTCGTTGTCGTAACTTGTCCATCCTTCTCCTTTTTCACTTTGGTGAAGTCTATCTTTACTGTTGTAACTTCACATTCTACATACTCTCCTTGTGCGTTAGGATCAGCAGCTTTCTCTACTTCATCAAATCTTTCAACTAATTGGAAACTAGCCTCGCCGGATTTAATTCTTAAATATTTAACCATTTTTATCTCTTTTGTCTATATCTTTTTTGTGTAGGTCAAAGGTCATATCATTATAGATGGATAGGTCGTGATAGTTATCTGCCTTATAACCCTTGGTACTTCTGAATAATTTAAGTGTCATCATAAGCTGACCTACCTGGTATGGCTTTAGTTTTTTTTTTAAATTGGGTGCTAATATTAAGGTAAAAAGCTCTGCAAGTATAGTAAAATTGTATTGATAATCGCCATATTCTTTTTGTCTTTCAGCTACAATCCTCTTCTTTATTTCCTTATCTATGTCTGTGATTTTCATTTTAAGTTTTTTATTATGTAATATGCAATGGTAAGACCTATCATAAGACAGATCATATTATAACCAAACATACCTATACCAAATCCAAGTGTCATTTATTTAAAGGTATGGCAGAAGAAAACAAATAAAGAGGGAGCATTGCCATAGAAAGGGAAGGCAACATGATTCGCTGCTCTGAAAAAAACTTCCGCCACACCATTCAACTACAAATATTATTTGTAGCTGTATTTGTTATATCCTGATCCTTGACCTTTTGCAAACTTGTTTGGTGCAAAAGATGACTGCTGTCCTCTCGGCTTGGCAGGTGCTGAACCAGTATTTGATGGTGTCAAGACAACATTGATAATTCCTGTTGGATTACCTTGTTCATCAAGATCCTCAAATCCTGCTTGATTGTACCAATCATCTCCAATCTTTACCCCTATTCTCCAAGTCTTTCCCTCTGGTGATTTTGGATTTATTGGTGCAACAAAAATTGGTCTATTGTCTCCTTGTTGCTTGTCTTGATTGTGTGTAAGTTTTATATATATCTTATCACTCATTATATTACTCCTTGTTGGTTTAGTTTAGTCTCATGTACATCATACAAATCTGTAACTTGTCGGTATACTCTGAGATTTTTGTTAGGATCAAATAAGTTAGGATTATGTTTTTTAAATTTCCTTAACGCAACAATATCATTAATAGATTTGATTGCGTCTCTTACTTGACTCATATCGACATTCATATCGAGATGATCTGCACCACTTGGTTGTGGAATTTTATTAAAAGGTTTAGCATTGTAGCCATCTTCATTATCTAAACCTGTTTTCAAATGTAAAGCATTTAGATAAGCATACTTCTTAGCATAACTCATACCATTACCTGTACCAAACTTATCTAAGTTTCCCATTGCACTACACCCATTAACATCAATATAGCTGTCAGGATTTTCAATATCATGTATTCTCATTGAACAAGTAACAACAATAAAGTTTTCGTGAATGTTATTGGTGTAATTACAAACAGGATACAATCCATTATTTAGTAATGCTTCCATTGCTACCCTTTGCACTTCATCATGTAGCAAAGGATTGAATTGCATACCTGGTACTTTCTTGCCTTTGACTACTCCTCTTGCTTCACAAGCTGCCTTGTGTAGTTTTTGATATATGTTTG